TCAGGTGTCGCCCCCTTTAAGAAGTGGATGAAGGCAAATTGGGATAAAGCAGAAGTTGCTAGTATTCTCAAGTTGTCTGATTCCCACTTCTATCCTGTTGCAAAATACGCCTATTGTTGGAACAAGTTAGGTTGGATGCCTGATGATGTCACTCAATGGCTGAACGGCAGCAAAGAAAGTTTTTTACAAAAGTCCTCAAAGGTTGTTATAGTTAAGTCAACAGGACCTAAAGTTGTTCCCATCAGACAAAACCTCGATGAGTTTGCTAAAGGAATTGACGATCAAATTGAGTACATCATTAAAGGTAGAAAGACAACTAACTACAAGGAGTTTGTAGAGTCTTACAAGTTGAACAAGGCAGAAACTGAATCGGCAATGACTATTGTAGATGAGTTTGCTATGGAGTTTAGAGAGTTAGCACAAGGCGATGATGAACAGTTGAAAGAAGGCTATTCACACGTAAAGAAAGCTACACTGAAACACTTGTTAGAGTTTTTTGACGGCACACAAACAGCCCTCATGGAAACTAAACAGGCTAAAAAAATTACACGTATCAGACGTAAGCGTCCCGTTGACAAGAATAAACTTGTACGCAGGCTTAGATACACAAAGCAGCACGAGCAATACAAGTCAGTTGATCCTGTTGAGATCATAGGTGCGAGTGAGGTGTGGGTGTATGACACAAAACGCAAGCGTCTCGGTGTGTATGCGTCTGAGTATGCAGGCACTCTAAGTGTCAAAGGCACTGTGATAGATAACTATGCACTAGGCAAGTCCTACGAAAAGACTATTCGTAAAAGTGAGTTGTTGTCTGATTTTATGGGTTGTCGTAAAAATGGTTTGCACAAGTTTATGGATGGGATACGAGGCAAGAAGTTTCCTGCAAAGTCCAGAGTGCAACCTACTATGGTATTGTTGAAGGTAATAAAATGATTGTTATAGATTATAATCAGGTAGCGATTGCCACCTTTATGGGCGAGATTGGCTATAGAGGTGGTAAGGACATTGAAGTAAACTTGCCTTTACTTAGACACATGATCCTTAACGTCATTCGCTCATACAAAAACAAATTTTCTGCTGAGTTTGGCAATGAGATTGTCATTGCTTGTGACAACAGAAAGTATTGGCGCAGAGAACATTTCCCATACTACAAGGCACATCGTAAAAAGACGAGAGAGGCTAGTGATTTAGATTGGAGTGCCATATTTGATGCGCTGTCTATCATCAGAGATGAACTGTCAGAATACTTCCCTTATCCTGTCATAAACGTGGACGGGGCAGAGGCAGACGATGTTATAGGAACACTGGCTGAGTATAGTCAGACGATGGGAGAACCTGAAGGTCTTTTCAGTGACCCTACTTCTGTTCCGTTTCTTGTGTTGTCAGGCGACCATGACTTCAATCAGTTACAGAAATGGGACAATGTGAAACAATATGCTCCTGCACAGAAGAAGTGGATTAAGATCAAAGAATCTCCTGAGGCTGTGTTGATGGAACATATAATCACAGGTGACAAGGGTGATGGCATTCCTAATATGTTGTCTCCTGATAATTGTTTTGTCGAAGGTAAAAGACAAAAGCCTATACGCAAAACACTGTTAGCAGAGTGGAAGTCTAAACCACCTGAGGAGTGGGTTACAAGTGAGATGACTCACGGTTACAATCGTAATCAATTGTTAGTCGATCTGACAAAAACTCCTCAGGACATAAAAGATTCAATTATATATAGTTATGAGCAACAAAAGAATGGCGACAGAAGCCAACTATTGAATTATTTTATTAAGAATAAAATGAAGAACTTACTAGAAGTGATTGGAGATTTTTGATGGCACAAGCATTTAGACAAGTCGATGAAGGCTTTGACCATGTTGTTAAAGGCGAGACTAATGAAGAGATGATTAAACGCCTAAAGGAATGGGGGGCTAAAGCAAAGCCCCTAGTTCCTATTGTTCGCATTGGCGTAGGTGCAGAGAAACCTGAATGGGATTTACCTGAGGGAACACCTGAGACACTCAAACTGAAAGAAGACATACCTGAGGGTATGGGTGAAAGCACTGTTATGATAGAGTGGCGAAGGATAAGACAGTTTTTTGAACCTGGTAGCAACATGAACAATCTTGCACCCTGGAAGCGTGAACAGCAATGGATAAACATCCTCGAAGGAGTACATCACAAAGAAGCAAAAGTGTTGACAGCAGTTAAAGATGGTAAACTCTTAGAGTTGTATCCTGATTTAGAAAAAATACTACCCGATATTGGCATCACGGAATATAATAAACCTAAGAAAAAAGTGACTAAAAAGAGGGTGAGTAAAAATGTTAAGGCTGCTAAATGATTACGAGGTTGAACTGCTGATAGATGACGATCCTGTCAGACCGCATCTTGATGTAAATTTTAGAACTAGGTTAGGTAGAAAATCATATTGTTGGGAAGAAGATGGTGTAATAGAAGCTGTTTGTTGTTTAGCTTTTACTTTTGGTGTACCTCAAACTGAGGATGATTTAGATCTAATGTCATTTTCAACAGAAGAAACACCTTGCATCGTACCTTATACTATTTGGTCGTATGCACCTAGAGCAGGTAGAACTTTGCTGCTTTCCTTGTTAGAGAAAGTAAAATATGATTACGTAGACACTGGTTGGTCATACAAGCCTAGATTGGTTACGTTATCTCCTAAGACAGAACTTGCTGAGAAATTTCATCTGTCAAATGGAGCAACAAAATTTAGAGAAAACACTGAAACAGTAAACTTTGAATACGACATAGGACTATAAATGTTTGCTAAAATAAAAGAGTGGTGGTTATCCCTTTGGCGAGAAGAATATGAAATCACTATCTATTACCCGGGAGAAAAGGCTACATTAGCAGACGGATCTACTGTGGAAAAAGAGCCTGCCGAAAAAACATTTTCAGCTAAGAAAATACTGAAAAAGAATCCTAAACATTTTATTTGGATTGACTTGGAAGACAGGCACCACGAGTTGAAGTTCCTAACTCCTGTTGTGTTTCATATTGTAAAAGTATTTTAGTCTACAATCCTGTAAGGATCATATATTGTGCCTAGTTGATAGCCTTCAGGTACAGGATCATTCTCAGGTATAGAAGTATAGCCATCTGGGTTACAGATGTACTTGTATTTGCCTCTTGCTAGTCTAGACTCAGACATTTTCATCTTAGTAGATAGTGTGTGCTTTTTACCATAAAAGTTATTGTCAATGCCTCTGTTCTGCCCTGTTCTGCTCTTTTTGATCTTGAGGCGATGTGATTCTTTCAGTCCGTCTTTGTGTCCGTGATTAGCCTTGACAGCAGCACTAATCTTATCCTTCGTTTCCTGTGTGTGCTTTGTGCGCTTACGTGCTTTATCAACAGCAAACTCTATGCCCTCTTTCTCAGCATATTCACGCAACACTTCAACAGCATTAGCACGCCTGACAAGTTCTCGAGGCTTAGGTAGGTTCTCTACGTCTTTTGATTCGACTAGATGATAACCTTCTCTGGTGTTGAAAATAAAATAGGATTTCATTTAAACTTAGGTATTTTGATAACAGCTTGTTGTATAACAGCACTGCCTTTCGACACAGGTCCAATGTTATAAACTGATTTTATGACAGATTTAAATTGAACTTCCATTGTAATTTGATAACCTTGAGCACCTGTAGGATTACCATTTCTTTGTTTTTCCATAGCCGCAGCTTTAGTCACACCTTTCGACTGTATTCTTATACGCAACACAGCTCTATGTGAGTTACTCCATCTAGGTATGTTAGGAACAACACCTTTACCCATTCCTGCAGGATCTTTTGCTCCCATTAGATAAAAACCGTGTGTTCCAACATTTAAATAATAGGTATCTTTCAAGTTGTAATATTTTTCAATTGTGTCTGAGGGTAAATCAAAATAAATGTCCGGAGAGTTTTTCAAATCCTGTTCATATCTTTCACGTAAATCTGGGGTGCCTGCCTTTTTCCATCTAGTCATCCAACTACCATTGCGATCTTCAGCTATCCAAAGTTTTTTACGCCATTTTTGTTTTATTACATTTAGCACGCCCTTTGACTTACCAATACCTTTCATAAATTCTTTTTCTTTGTTCCCACCTGTGTCACCAAATGAGAAACTATTTGAGGCATTGTTGTATTTTATGACGAGAGAACCAGCAGAGGCTAAGTCCTTTTTCAATTCACAACCATACTCTTTACCTTTTACAAATAGGTCTAAATCTGGGCGGTCAGATGAAGCACCGGCTGGCTTATAGTCTTTTTTAACCAGACCTTTTTTCTGTAGCGCCTTTGCTACGTTTTCTTCGTATAAAAAGCCTTCTTGTGCCATTTTTTTCTCCTAAAATGATACTATATTTATAAGTCATTGTTTTCCAAGTGCTTTTAGTTTGAGAAAATGCTTGACATTTGCCGAAAATAGTGTATAATATAGCATATAACAGTGAGGAGATTACTATGTTTGACAATAAAGTTTATGCTACAACATCCTGTACAGGTCTTAGATTGACTAGAATGGAACAGGTTAACGGATTTGATCGTCACGATATGAAAGCTGACCGAATAGGCGGTGACTATACAGTGACCCGAGA